TTTCTTTATAGACAATGATGAAGATTTATTAAGAGCTAGTGAGTGTTTTCATGATGGAGATTTGACTAAGTGGTTTTGTGAAGCTATTGATATGTCATTGAAGTATTTGAAACAAACAAGAGTAAGGGGTGTTAAACCTGACTTAGTGATTATCGATGATATGGAGAAAAGTGATGTATAAGTGTCCAAGATGTGGAATGATAAATGACGGGTATTGTGATTGTTGTGGTTGGGAGGTTGAAGATGGTAACGATTAATTTAATAAGGTGGTGGAGATGAGCAAAATATGTAAGTGTGGCTATGCCCAGTTTATTACAATAGATAGCATACTTTTACTGATGCAACCTAGTAGTGAACCATATAAAAATGGAGTTGAGGAAGATTTAATTAAAGAAGATGCAGATTATTTAGATGAGTCATATCCTGAGGTAAATATTTGCATCTGTAGAAACTGTAAGAATCATTTCTATTGGATTGATGGTGAAGAATATATCAAAAAAAAGAATCATTTTTAGTGGTTTCATAGAGCAGCTTTCGAGCTGTTCTATTGAGATTATATGAAGGAGAAATTTATGAATAAATATTTTTTAGAGCAAATTGATAAAGAAGAAAAAGATAATAGTTCAAAAGGAGACTGGCAAAGTTGGAAGCCTTTTCCTATGGAGTGGTTTTGGGAAGCTGGTGAACATTTATCAAAACTTCAAAATGCTATTAAGAAGAATGATATTGAAAAGATTCGAGAGCATTCGACGGACTTGGCTTTATGTGCTGAAAAAGCATATACGACTTATGGTATGCCAAATATATGCCTCCATTGCAAAGGAAAAGGCATAGGGATATTTGATGTTCCTTATCTTGCAACGTGTCCTCATTGTAATGGTTTAGGATATGAAGATCCTGGAGATATTAAAGAGGAGCATTTTTAAATGATTTATTTCTCGCCACCACAAACTCCAATTGTAACAATGGATAAGGGTGAACAGATAGTACAAAACAAATATGTAAAATCATCTAAAGATAGCTTGATTTTATATACAGGTGCAATGACATACCAAAGTGCAGATTTAACTTTGAAAAGTTATGAAAGTGCTTTTCCTATGTATGTGCATAAAATTGAAAATATCAAGGAATTAGAATGACACCAGATGAATTAATAATAGATCAGGCTTTGCCTTTGGATGAAAAAGAAAAAAAATCAAAAAAAATTATCAAAGAGTTTTTTAAAATAAATGAAATTATCCATGTGGCTTATAGTGGAGGTAAAGATAGTTCAGTGGTTTTACATATGGTTAGGTCTTTATTTCCTGATACTTTGGCGGTATTTAATAATACCACAAATGAGAAAAAAGAGATAATCGAATATGTAAAAGAAACAGATAATGTACATACACTTTTTCCTAAAAAATCTTTTATAAAAGTAATGAAAGAACATGGCTTTCCTATGGCCAGCAAGACAGTTTGTAAACAAATAAATGCAATGAAGTATCCAACTGAGAAGAATGCAACTATAAGGAATCTATACACAACAGGTTTTACTGCTGCAGGTAGATATTTACCAAGGCAAGTTTTAGCTAAAAAATGGAAATTTTTGATAGAAGAACCTTTTGAAATAACTTCAAAGTGTTGTGTAGTTTTAAAACATGAGCCTGCTGAAAGGTTTCAAAAGGAGACAGGCTCTAAACCTATTACAGGTTTGATGGCTGTTGAATCTGCACAAAGAAAAAGCCATATAACAAAACATGGATATATGCTTGATAGTGTATGCAGAGCAATAGGCTTTTGGACAGAGGAAGATATATGGAATTATGCTAAAAAATATAACATAAGATTTGCTGAAAATTATTATGATAGATGGATAAATGGTGTATTTGTAAAAGGTGATAAAAGATCAGGCTGTGAATATTGTCTTATGGGTTTCGCTTTTGAAACTACAAAGAAAAGAAAATCAGATGAAGAGTATAAAAATAGACTACAAATATCAAAGATATGTGATCCTAAAAAATACAAAGTAATGATGAAAATATCAAATAATGGAGTATCTTTTAGAGAGGCTACTTTAAAAACTTTTAATCTATCTGAAGAGGATATTTAATGGACTCACTAACACAAGAAACTCTCAATAGCTGGCTTAAAATGATGAAAAGAAGTAAAAGAAAGAATTGCTTACAAAAGTATTCTAAAGAAGGAGAGATTAGATGATTGATAACAAAGATAAATTAATTATTTGGATTGAAAAGTTTTTTATACAAAAAGCTTGCTGGAAATATAGATTTAGGGCATTTCCATACAATTATCCTTGTAGATGTTTGAAGTGTAAGAAGGAGAATATTTAAATGGAAAAAGAAGACAAAAAGATGAATGAAGCCTATAATCGTATGACTGCTCATGTTGATAGTTTTGAAAGCTTTTATGCATTTTATGAATACTTTTTAAAACAAGTAAAAACTGAAGATAAAGAAGAGCTAAACAAATGGCTCTTAAAAGTCTTGTTTATACAAATGAAAAAAACAAAAGAAGTTAAACATGACTTTGATGTGATGGTTGAACTGCTTGAAAATCAACCCGAGAAAGCTTTTAAAGCAAAAGAACTAAAAGATTGGTTGAAAAACGCATTAATGAATGCAAAGAAAGGAGCTACTAAATGAGTAGGTTTAGAGGAAAAGGTGTAAAGAAAAAGAAAATAGCCGTTAGAGCAGAACATATTATTCCTAACTTTTTAATTAAAAATACTATCAATATTATTTATGCTCCTCCAAAACAAGGGAAGAGTATGTTCCTTTGTGGATTGGTTAAATGGATATATCGGAATACAAAATTATATACTGAATATTATGACAATGATAATCCTCTTATCGCTCTTGAAGATAGAGGGGTGGATAGACTCTGGGAAGAGTTGTCTGATAGATTTGATTATATTCATCCTGAAGAGCTTGAAAATGTGACTAGAGATGAAAGTATTGTTCTTATAGATGCAAAAGATGCTCTTGATATTTTAGTTAAAGATGCAGATACTGTTAGCAGGAATTATGATGATACTGTTTTCATGTTTGATTCAGCAACTGACTTTTGTGATGAATCAAACGATAACTCAGTTAAAACTTTTATGAGCAAAATGAAATGTTTAAGAGCTGCAGGGGCTACTGTTATCATCTTACATCATACCAATAAAAAGGATCCTAATTATAAAGGATCTACTGTATTTAAAAGTGCAACAGATACTATATACAAATTGACTCTTGAGTATGAAAATGGAGAGGGAAAAGTTTATAAACTGGAAAAAGATGAATCACGTTTTAGAGTGGAGAATTGTGGCTTCAGAATGAAAGAAGGATATGATCTCGAGATACTTGACTACGAAGAGATATGTATTCCTGCAACTGAACAATTAGAGATTAGAAAAGTAGTTACTATTCTAAGACAGAATCAAGATCCTATGAAACAAGGAGACTTACTTCATGAAGCTTTAAAAACTACAAGTGCTGATAAGACAGCTACATCTTTCCTGAAAAAATATGAAGGAAAATATTGGACTTGTGACAAAGGTGGAAGAAGTCATCTCTACAAAGTAATTTAACCCTTACAACTGTTACAACTATACAACTAACAACAAAACTACAACTAAAAAAAGCCTTACTCTTACCGTGAAATCGTACTCTTTTAAAAATAGTTGTATTGTTGTAAAGGTTGTAGAACCGTTGTAAAATTTATATAAGGAAGAATATGACACAAAATGAATACAAAAAACAACTTATCAAGCTAATACAGATAAATAAAAAAAATGTATTTGAAGAGGATGAAGATAGAAAGGCTTTCATAAATTCTAGGTTTGGAGTTGATAGTACAAAGAAGCTGTCAATAGATCAATTAAAACTTTTGTTAGATTTTTGTAAAAGAAATGTTAGTGATATTCCTATGCTTCATCCTGTTGAAAATAAAGAGTTTGTAACAGAACTACAGAAAGAGAAGATAAGAGTACTTTGGAATGAAAAGGCTAGAAATAAGAGTGAAGAGGCCTTGCTAAACTTTGTGTTTAAAATCACTAAGGCTAAGATTATCTTGCTTGATGATCTATTGAAAGGTAAAGCTACTAAGGTTATTGTGGCTTTGGAGAGGATGTAAGGTTGCAGATATGCAACTTTTTGTATAATATAAAACTTAAAGGAAATAGATGAGTAATATAATAAAAGAAACAGTTAAAGAGCTAGGTATGACTCAAAAGCAACTAGCTGAACATATTGGTGTCCATGAAGAAACTGTAAGTAAATGGTCTAGGGGAATTGTTGAAACTCCTGTATGGGCTTTAAAGATGTTTGAACTTCTAAAAACAGAGAGAAAATATAACACCATAAAACAACTAATAACTGACGAAATTAACAAATAAATCAAATATAAACTGATAAAACTACTTGACAAAACAAATTTAAACTGATAGTATTCCAAAATAAAACAACGAATAGTTGATTATTTAGGAGTATAAAATGGAACTATCAAGATTTACAGGAACAAACTTAAAACGATATAACTCAATGATATTTGCAGTCAAAGAGCTTATAGACAATCAAAAGATTGATGGATATGACTATATGACTGATACATTAGTAACAGCCTATTATGGTATTGAAAATATTATCGAGGAGATAGAAAAGCTAGAGAGGGATGCATTAATTAAGAGGCAACAGGAATATATAAAACAACAAAGGAGTAGCTAATGACTATAGTACCACTAAACTTCAATGACAATGAAGTAAGAACTGTGATGGATGATAATGGCGAGCCATTATTTAATGCAAAAGATGTGTGTAATATTTTAGAACTGGAAAATGTGTCAAGAGCAATTTCTAAGTTAGATGAAGAAGACCTGACCTTACTGAAAGTTACATCAGGTGGTCAAAAAAGGGATATGAATTATGTAACAGAGAGTGGATTATATCATTTGATATTTTCATCTTATAAAGAAGAGGCTAGAGTTTTTAAAAGATGGGTTACAAAAGAGGTGCTACCATCAATTAGAAAAACAGGAAGCTATTCTTTGTTTGATGGAGATATGCAAGATTTTCATAAGATACATCGAGGAGTAAATCCAAACGCAAGTTTTACTATAGAATTTAAAGATATAACAGCAACTGCTTATTGTGATAAAACATATGGATTCCTTATCACTGGTTCTGAACTTGCAAAACTAATGGAAGTGGAAGCACAGACACTAAGAGTGCTTAAGCTTTACCATAAAGATATCATAAAAGAGAATGATGGTTTTATATATCTTGGTCAAACAACATACTACACTAAAAAAGGTGTAGAAATAGCTTCAATACACAATAGAAAAGGTGACTTTGCACAATATGTTCACAGTGGAAGGCTACAACTTCAAATATCTTCAAAAATATCTAACTTATTATCTGCATAAAAACTGGCATCAGTCAAGCTGATGCCAGACTATCCAAGCATATATCACAATATGCAATACTAATATTTAAAACTATCAAATAGCAAGACTATTTATAATATATCTTGCACTATGCAATAAAATTTGTTATACTTTCAACAATAAAATTATAAAGGAGTTCTTATGTATACTATTGAAGAGATAGCTAAAGCGGTGCAAGATGGTACGCCTATAGAGCAACTTTATAAAAAGTTTGGAGGTTTTTCTATCTATATTCCAAAAGTTATGCCTAATTATGAAAAGAAGGTGATAGCTGAGTTCAATGGATATAATCATGCGGTTCTTGCTACCAAATATAATGTGAGTATGAATACTATCTATAAAATCATAAGAGACTCAAAACCTAAACAAGCAAAGCTTTTTTAAAACTTTCCTCTAACTCCTTTTTTATTATAGTTTTCATCTATTATAAAATTCCCTATATCTTCTAAAATCTCATTTGTTGTTTTAGTATCTAAATCCAGCTCATCTGTAAATGGCATATATCTTCTTTGTTTTATATTTCTTTTATCATCTCCAAAAAAGTGAGTTGCTGCATACTCTTTAGCTGCTACAATTTCCGTACTATCTTTTGTGGCTGTATAATCAATAGAATTTTGTAAATCCCCACTATCTCTTAATATTCTTTTAGCCGCAGCTTTTCTTAAAAATGTTTTTGTATGTCTTTTCCCACTTTTTATTTTAGACTTCTTTTTACCACCTGTTTGTGCAAAAAGAGAGGTTGCACTTATAGGAGACCAAGGTATTCCACTTATAGGGTCTCTTTCTTTTTCAAAGGCTTCCATACTTTTAGTAACTACAGTTTCACCAATTGTATGCATGATAGGTTTCATATTATTACTTCTTTTTTCAAGGTCTTCTAAGAAATTTCCCAATACTTTTAAGTTTGATTCATATGTTTTTAGATTATTCATGTTATAATTCCTTATAAAGCAGATGTAAGTCTCAGTGGTAGAGCGGTTTACCTTTTAGGTCAGCGTGTCGTGGGCTTCGATACCCATCATCTGCTTATTTTATTTTTATATATCTTTTTTCTTTTAGATTCTCACTTTTGACTTTTCCTGTTGTTACAATCATATTTAAATCTTCTTTTTTATATTTATAATTTATTTCTAGTACTATTTTATTTTCTTTGTCATCCAAAGAATCATAAACATATATAATATTTTTGTGTTCAGTATCGTAAAGTATTTCTTTAGGATTATTTAAAATATTAGGAATATTTCTAATCTCTTCTAAACTCAGAACTTGGTCTCTTTTTGTTTTAGCTTCTCTGGTCATATGTACTAAGCTTTTTTTACTAAGATAGATATGAGGTGTCTTTGGAACTATCTCTTTGGCTTTTAGAAATTCGAATACTTCAAAGGCTATTGCCCCTGCTGTTACTATATCTTTATGATATTTCACATCTTTTGAAACTTCATCTACAAAGTTTTTATAGTTTTTTATTCTCTCTTGAGAGTAGATATATTCTATAGCATTTTGAACTATCTTTTTACTTGATCCACAAATCACACCTTTGGCATTTGGTTCTATGCAATTCTTAGCTAATTTTATAGCTTTGTTGTAGTAAGTATTTTCTAAGGCTTCCTTGTCTAAAAATCTTAGATCATAAGCGAAGTCATTATCTGCAAATTTTTTATACTCTTTAGTATCTACTTTTAAACCTTTTCTTTCTAAATCCTTCTTTGACAAAGATATTACATAACATCTACATCCCCAACCATTTGGTGGGAAATAATTTTTCCAAAAAATATCATTCTTATGTTTTACTATGCCATTTAAACTTGCATGGTCAGGTCTAGTTTTCCAATCTAAGATAGCGATATATTGTATATATTCATTTGTACTATTATATATATTGTTAGCACGTCCTACTGCATGAGCTGTTCTCATGTTTGTTTCAAATATAGTTCTTAATCTTCTTGAACCTATGTATGTAGTTTTTATTTCTCCAGTTTTAGGATTTAAAACCTCTTTCTCTCCCCACCAGCCTTTTTTCTGCAAAAGTGGAGCAATCTCTTTTTTCCACTTCTTAAAACTTTTCCCTTCTTTTTGTGCTGATACTAGTGAATTTTGGATATCTGCTAAAACATCAAGTTTCATAATCTTAGCTACTGTGAAAGCTTTTTGGTGAGCTTCTTTTTGTATCTCTTTATAATCAAAAGTTAGGCTAATACCTTTTTCTTGTAAAAAAGCTATGTTTTTATCAGGAGCTTTTTTAAAATCTAGTTTTATTGGGGCACTCATTTTTTACCTTTGCCTAAAGGTTCTTGTTTTGATAAAAGAAGCAATGTATTTCCTAGTCTTACAATTGGATCATTCATCTATCTCCCCTTGGATAGTTGCATTTGCTATATATCTGCTAACAGTTGAGTTTAACTCTTCAAGAGGAATATTGTCATACTGCTCAGCTAAGATAGTAATTGCCTCTTGGTAACTGTCCGCTTCAGATATAATTTGTTCAATCTCTTTTAAAGTTTCATTTTCAATATCTTTTGTATCTAAGTTATTTAACTGTACATCAATATGATCTAGTGGTTTTTTTGCGTTGTACTCTTTGAAATTTGCTCTTGAAATGTTAGTACTATTATTTTCAGTTGTAGTTGGAGTGCTTGGGATAATCTCTAAAAATGAAAACATTGGATACTCTTTTAAATCTGAAAAGTTAAGGTTACATATTTTCTTAATAAGATCATTTACTGTTTCAGATATTAGATTCATATCTGCTTTATGATAGGCTTCTTTTATCTCATTGTGAGTTTTATCTCTTGCATAACTTCCTGAGCTACTATCAGAACTGCTCATTGTTCCACCTAAGACAATATGAGAGATTGCATTATCAGCATATTTTATGAACTTCATAAACATATCGCCATTTGCTTTACCTTCAACTAATGAAACCTTATCTTCTTTTCCAAATACTCCTGCACTTCCTGATCTAAGTTCTAAAACCTGATCAAACATTTGTAAAATAGTATCTTTGTCTGCTGCAGTTGAGTTTACAACTATAGGGGGTACTCCAAGAAGCTCACAGTAGTTCATAGACTGACCTACAATAAAATGTTTAATTGCAAATATCCAAATAAGCTTTGATAGTGTAGAATAATCTAAAATATCACCTGCATCTAGTTTGTGGGTATGAAATAAAAGCTTATAATGATTCTCTTCTAAGTAGTGTTTAGTAAGTTTATCATCTTGAATAAAGAGACCTTTTTTATCATCTTTTTGAATAAAAATTTGATTTACAAAGTTAAATTTTGTAGGTAAAAAGTAAGTGCTATTATTTACACTTTTTGATTCCCATATTAAATCTATAATAGAGTAACCATAATCAATCCCTGAGTTTATATCAGACAGAAGTGAAGTCATCTTGATATCTTTTAAATATCCAGATATTAGATCAAGTGCTTTTTTATCTCCACCTTTAATCTCATAAGATGAAGCTAGTATTCTTATCTTTCTTTCTTGTAAATCTCCACTTATTTGCCAATCTCTTTTTAACATAGTTCTGTAAAGCTTCATGGTTTCTGTGAAGTTTTGAGTGTTTAGGATATGTTTTACTTGGGCGATATTTATATCATTATAGATTGTAGCTTTTGAGCTAAATCCTGTACCTTTTATTACTATCTTTTCTTTTAGTGCTGGTTTTAAACTTTTTATAGCTTTTGTGATTTTATCAAACATTTTAATACCTCGTTTTTAAATAGTTAAATTTGTTTTTCATCGCTTTTTGCACCGCTAAAACTTCTTTGAAATTTGCTGTTTTGTATCTTGCTACTCTATATGCCATTTCAGTACAATCGGGTGCATCATCATGTCCTTTGGGATATCTAGTAAATTGTTCATTAAATGCTCTCATATTTTGGTTATATAAAATAGTTCCATTGTTAGAGGGTGGTGCTATTGATTCTATTCTTAGAGCTTTTCCTGCTTCTGTATTTTTTAATGGTGTTACAGGAAAATGAACACCATCTTCAATAGCTCTAGTGGTTATAGTTTCTTTATAATATTCCTGAAACTGTACATCTTCAAAACCAATATTTTGTAAATAATACATAATTGCATAATCAATAGCTCTATCTCCAGCTTCATCAGGATGTATTCTTGCAATAAAACCATCAACAACAAAATATTTTTTTACAGATGGAGAGTATCCTAAGATACAAATAGCTGCAAAGTCACCTTTATTTTTTCCTAAAGCTGAGTCAACACCCATATAATAAACTAAGTCTGAGGGTAAGTATTGCCAATATTGAAGTTTAAATATTTGACCAGCAATATCAGTTGAGTCCATTTGTATCTCTTCTCCAAAGGCTTTGGGGTCTTCAAAGTAATCAAGCATAAGAGAAAAGATAACAGGGTAGTCCATATCTTCTTGATGAATAGTCCAGCTAGAATCATCTGTAAGTAAACCCTCATGTAAGGCATCTATGTTTTTTAAATAAAAAGCATAGGCATTATCTAAATCTCCATCAGCTTTAGCTATGCCATAAAGTTTTTCCCATAGATCTATTTTTTTTGGAAAGGAAATAATCCCAGGATAAACATGAGTTTTAACATCTACTCTTTGACTTAGTCTCATAAGTGGGGAATCAAAGTGAAGTACAGTTCCAAAGAACCAAATATTATAAGGCTTGTTTCTATTTGGAAGTTTAAATAAAACTTTGATGATCCATTTATATAGTTTTGTTCTTTGGTCTGGATTCTCAATATTTACATCGTTTTCTAAATCATCACAATATATATCATCTGGTCTTGTACCCATGAAGTTTTTACCTCTGATTCTAGTTCCTGACCCAAAGGCTTGATATTTAATATAGTGACCTTCAATATTTACTATAAAAACTCTATCTTTCCAAACCCAACCTTTTGAAATAGCAAAGTCTGCTTTTAATCTTTTGTTCTCTTCAAACTCTAGTTTTATAGCTTCTAGGTTTTCTGTTGCAAGTTCAGCTCCATCTGAAACATGAATAGCATATTTATGTATTTTTCTTATACTTCTCCATGCACACATTGCCCTTGAACCAATAGTAGTTTTTGCACTTCCCCTGTATGCAAGGTATAGATTGATTTTGTTTTTCTTAGCTACATTGTCAGCATCTTTATAAAACTGTTTTCTAAACCTTGAGGTTTCTTTTTTATTTTCATCTAAATAATGAGGTAAATAGTTTTCAACAAAAAATCTAAAATCTTTTAAAGCTCTTTCTCTTCTTTTATTTTTTCCTGAGTCATTTTGTGCTCTTAAGTTGGATAATCTTTTTTTTAGTTCTTCATATTCTAAAGTCAATTTAAATTCCTTTTACTAATGCGTTTAAAACCCGTTTAAAAACTCTTGTTTTGTTTTTGTCGTATGATTTATCGTTTTGCACATAAAAAGGCTTTATTTTTAAGATATGGCTCATTTGTGTTTTTTCACTTTTTCTACAGTTTTTGCAACAATATCTTCAAAGTGCTCTGCTAAAAAATCTATCACTTGGTTTTTATCATGTTGTTCACTAAAATCAATAATAGTTTCTAGAGCTAATCTTGCAGCTTTATCAGCTACTCCTTTACAGTCATTTACACTAGGTCTTTTTAATTTATAGTAGTTAGAGGCGAAGGCATTTAATTTAGTAAGTCTTTCAGCTGGGTCTTCAATCTTTTCTATATTTTCTTTTTCTTTTTCGAAGGCATTAAATAAAGTGGTTAAAAATTGTTGTTGGTCTTTTTCAAAGTTTTCTGTAGAAGTTAAGTTATTATATTGTTTAGCAGCTTTAATCTCATCCCAATCTATACCAGCATCTTTATCTTTCTTTTTATGGTAGCTTACTGTTCCTCTTGTAATATTAAGTCTGGTTGCAATCTCCGTGTCACCTAAACCTTTATCTATATAGAGTTTTTTTATAATTGGTTTATTGCTTTTTTGCTTTGCCATTTTTAAAGTGCCTTTTTTGTTTCAATTATAATCTCGCTAAAAACTTAAATCTTAAAATATAGTTTGTAATATTTTTTGTATGTATTTTTCTAAAATTGTTAATAAACGACGTTTTTTAGGTGTGCCATAATGCAGATAGATAAAAAAGAAGGAAGATAAATGAAGAAAGCAGCAATGTTGATAATTGCAAGTACTTCACTTGCAATGGCATCTTTGCCAAAAGAAAAGCCTCTTATTGAATTTAATTCAAAAGAGAATAGTGCTCATCTACAAAAAACATTAGAACTCAACTTTAAACAAGGGGAGAAAGTACTTATCTCTCCTATTGGTGATGTGGTAGGCTTTGACGGCAGGGTCTTTAAAATTGATGGTGAGTTAGTAGTAAAAAATACTAAAGATAATGGAGTAGATCTTCCTTTTGATGTAAATCATGGCTGGGATGTTCTTTATGGTGGCAAAGCTGCTGGATGGATTGATTTTAACTCTTTGGAAGTTAGAGAAGATGGAATCTATGGTTCTCTTGAATTAAATGATTTAGGAAAAGAGCTGGTAGATGGTAAGTTTTATAGATATGTGAGCCCAGCTTTTATAATGGACCGAAATAAAGATGATAGATCTGTACTCTCACTTGATAGTGTTGGTTTAGTAAATACTCCAAATTTAGTAAATAAAGCTTTAAACTCAAAAGATGATGAAGTATTCAAAGAACTAAATTCAAAGATTGAGACTTTAGAAAATGAGAAGACTCAAGCTATGGATACTGCAAATAAAACTGCAATAGAGCTTGAGGAAGCTAATGCAAAATTAACTGAAGCTAATAGCAAAGTTCAAGATGCTCAAGATGATGTGAAAAAGCAAAAAGAAGAAAACAAAACTTTGAAAATTGACTTGGCTGTTGAACAAAATAAAATCTTACCAAAGGACAGAGAGTTTTGTAAAACTCTAAATAATGATCAGCTTGAAAGTTATATCCAGGGTAATGCAGGTAGCGACCTTGCAAAAGAGTTGGGTCGCGACATAAAGCCTAAAGAGCAAAACAATACAAATTCAAGAATAGAACTAGCTGCTAAAGCTGGATCAAAATAACAAGGAGAAATGATGCAAAAAACAAACGCATATAATGCACTAAATACAAGAGGTAAAACTCAAGATGATATTTTTATTAATATCAACAAATCTGTAACTGCAACTGTGACTATTCCAGCAGGAACAAAACTAGGACCAGCAGATCCTTTGTTATCTATTGATGGTGGTAAAACTTTTACACCAGCTTTTAAAGCTGAATATGATGACACTAAAGCTGATTATGCAAATGGTACAGAAGTTGTTTCAGGAGGGCATGTGTTTACAGCTATTGTTGCAAACCCAGCGGCTGATACTATTGATGATAATACTAAATGGAGAGATGATGGAGTTTATGTAATCAATGGTGCTGCCATGATTACTTTTGAAAGAGAGGCTACTGATACTGAAGAGTCTACCAAAATTGCTGTTGCTGTTGATTGTGAGTTATTATCGCATCAAATGAATATGTTTAATGAGTCATGTAGAGTGGCTGGTTTTCCAAATATTTTAATGAAATAAGGGTTAGAAAATGAATGAATTATTATTAGCGTTACTTGCTGAGTGGGGTGTAATTGAAACTTGTACAATGATGAATCAAATTGTTATGCCAAATGAATATTTTGGTAATAAGTACTTTAAAGATAGAGAAGGGAAGTACTCTGATAACTTAAAAATTCCTATTATGAGAGGGGACACTATCATTATGGAAGCTATTCCAAGTGGTGCTCCTAGACCTGATTCTTCTGGTGAAACTATTCATAAATTGAGTGTAGAGTTGGCAAGATTTGCAGACACAAAGAATATCTCAGTTACAGATATAAAGCATCTTATGAGTTTTGATGATCCTGAAAAACAAAAAGATGCTTTTGCAAAAATTGTAGGTAAAAAAGCTGGATTAATTAAAAATAAATTTACAGCTACAAAAGAGTATATGAGACTTGGAGCGATGGCTGGAATTGTAAAAGATGGTAGCGGTAAAACTCTATTTGAGTTTAAGCCAGATGATCATGCTGCTTTTGCTTTTGGAGCAGCAATTAACCCAGAAGCAAAATTCGAAGAGTATGAAGATGATCTAGTAAATGAATTTGGATATGTACCAAAATATGAGCTAATGACAGATCGAGTTGCTTTTAATGGTATTTGGCAATATGCCGAAGATAAAAAATTAACTGGAACAAATGGGAATGTCAAAAAAGTAGAAGTTGATGGTAGAACTTGTATTGATTACAATGGGAAAATTGTGAAGCCTATTGTAAATGCTTATCCTGACAAATTTGGAAATACTAGAAAATTCTTTGAAAATGGAAAAGGTCTTTTAGTTCCTGTTGACACTGATGCATTTCAAGAGTTTTATACTCATGCTGAACATGTAGATGCAATTGCTGGTGAACCTGATGAGTATTTTTCTACAGTAAAAGTGAAAGATGATGGTTCAGGAGTTGAGTTAATAGGTGAGTCTGTTGCTATTCCTGTAAATACAAGACCTTATGCAGTAAGAGAAATACAATGGAGCTAATCGAAAGATTAGAGAGTAGAGCTAAAGCAGGATTATCTAATCCTGCTGAAGTAACACCTGAGTTGTTAGAAGCTGCTTTAAATGAAGCAGTTGAAATAGTAGGAAAAAAAGATGTAGGTGATACTGTGAAGTTGGATATAGCTAACTTTAGATTAATGCTTATGATAAAGAAAAATGGTGTAGATGATGAAGATTTAGATCTATACAAAGAAGCTTTAAAAAGTGTGAAAAATGCAGATACTTTAGAAACATCTGGAGAAGTAACTCTTGATAAATTTGTAAAAGTAGGACAAAGGGAAAACAGATGGGGATAGCAACAGCTAAAGCTAAAATAAAAGATATTTTAACAACGGACTTAATTGATATTGCAGGAAGCATAAATGTCAAAGGTAATTATATCCATTTGAATGGTACTTCAAAAGAAAATCCTCTTGAAACTAAGTTTAATTTTACAATTACAATCGCTGGGCATAGTTTAACAGGAAGTGATGATTCTATAGAACCAATACTTAGTCAAGCTCTAAATGATATTTACGAATATGAGTTAGAAAATGTAGTTGATCTAAGTGCAAGTTCTAAAGTTGTACTGATTGATGATCTTTTAGGCTATGAATTAAAAATTTCGATTGTAGATTTAACGGTGGAAGGGTAAAAAGATGGAATTTATATTTGGCATAAAAGATTTTTTATATACAGTAGCATTGATTTTTTCTTTTGCTGGTGGTTATTTTACTCTTAAAATACAGAGTAAATATAATAAGGAAAAAGCAGAAGACACAAGATCTAGTTTAGAAAAGTTTAAAGATTTTATATACGACGAGATAAAAGATATAAAAGAAGACCTACACAAAATGCTTGAAAAAGATGAGGCAGAAAGAAGATATCTTCCTCGAACTGAGCATAAGTTAGGAATGGATAGGCTGGAACAAAAAATTGATCTTATTTTAGAAGTAGTAAAGGATAAATAATGAGCATATTATCAAAGCTAAATCCGTTGCAATGGATAGCAGATATAGCAAAAGAGCCAATAGTTGAATGGCAAAAAAGAAAGACTTTAGCAGTACAAAATGAAGAGAATGTTTTACAACGAGATCACGAAATAAGACTTAAAAAAATGGATGTAGCTTTAGAGCTTGCAAAATCAGGTCAGCAAATAGAAGCTGACTGGGATACTGCTGCACAAAATAATATGCAGCATTCTTGGAAAGACGAATGGTTTACGCTTTTATTTTCCATTCCTTTAGTGGCTGCTTTTTTTCCTTGGTTTCAACCTTTTGTTTTAGAAGGCTTTAAAACTTTGGAAAAAACTCCTGATTGGTATATGTGGTTAGTTGTTGGAATCGTTACAGCAACCTTTGGTCTAAGATGGATGTTTGGAAAAATAAAACTTAAATAAGGAGAAATTGATGAGTGAAAAAATGACAGAGGTAATAGCT